TTACTTTGAAAGACTGCAAACCACGAAAATATCATCGATATTACAGAAATCGTCAAAGGAGTAGTGTTTATCGCGGTTTTCTCTTCGGCCTCTGCTAAAATGCGTTCGCGTCGGCGTTCCGCCGGAGAAAGGTTAGTCAGTTCCATCTTGATCTTTTCATACTCTCGAACTTTACGATTTTTCCGTTTCTTCTTCTGCTGCTTGCCTAAAGGTTTTTTAGAGCGTTTACACATGTATTTGTTTTCCCCCCTTTCTGCTCACCATAATTATAGCACATCTGAAAATGGGCCTCGTAGTAACCGCATTTAAGAAAGGAAAAGC